ATGATACAAGACCTGTACAAACAGAAAAGGTCCTTGGAGTTGAGGTGGCAACTGGAGTATGAGCAATTTGGTAAGTATACTCTGGATATGGTCAGAATTGATGACAAAATTAAAGAAGTCATTACTGAGATCAAACTCGAAGAAAATAAGATTGCTGATCGAGAAAATGCAATCAGAAACGCTGCCCCTGAAGTTTCTGTGGCTACTTAAATAAACGCCACATCGCTGAAATCGTACATTTCTATTAGGATCGCTTGCACTCTACTAAAATCTATTATATAAATAACTCACTAAGATAATTAAATCATAAATTGGTTATTCTTTGCTTAGTAAGAATAACTGGCGCGAGGAGGCGCTGATTAATATGACAACACACTTTTCAACAGGCGTAACAAACGTTAGAGGAAAATCAGGTGGAACATCTTTATTTAGTGGAATTAGACAACCACTTATTACTGGTGGAACTACACCTGCTGAATGGGCATTTCAAGATGACTTTGTACAATTCTCACAAACATCTTTAGCACCATGGACTATAGTAGATCCAGGTGGAAGTTCATACATGTTAGCTCAATATCCGCAAGGATGGCTAAGAATGGGTGACGCTAGTCCATCTGCAGCAGACGTAAGTAGTGCAGCATCAGAAGATGTTTTTCAATATCATTCATTAAAACAATGGTGGTTTGAAACTTCAATTGCAGTTACTGATGTTAGTGATCTAAACACTTATGTTGGTTTTGGAGCAACAGCTTATGCAGACCCTGTAGCAGTACCAGATGATGGTATTGGATTCTCTCATTTAGAAGATACAACTACAATTCAATTTGTATCTAGAAAAAATGGAGCAGGAACATCTTTCACTATGTTAGATTCAGCTGGAGGAAGTAATTATACTTTTGCTGATTCGACTGTAACTACACAGTCAGCAACGGCATACAACATGCCTGATAACAGTGTTAGATTGGGATTCTTATTCCAACCTGCAGGAACTGAGTTAAGCCAGACATCAGCACAATATAAACTTTTCCTAAATGGTAATTGTGTGGGAACACAAGCAGCAACAACTGTTCCTGACGATTTACTTATGGAATTGAAGATAATGTCTGAAAGTAAAGGAACGAACGCTAACGATCTTTTCGTTGACTACGTTCAAACGATACAACAAAGATAATAATATTATTCTAGGCTCCTACGGGAGCCTAGGTAATTAGGAGAAAAATATGTCAATTGTTTTAATGAACTGGGTTTATATCAGTGATGAAGTAGCAGCTGACGCTGATTACTTTGTAACTGCAGCTAGACCAAATACAGATGCTACTATGGCAAACACATCTCTTGCAGCCGGACACAATGGCGGTGGAAGAAATGTTACTGTTACAACTAATGGATCTGAATCTGGAATTTCCATGACAGCTACTGGAACAGATGTTGATGGAGCTGCACAAACAGAAACTATTGCATTACCAGGATCTGCAACAACAACTGCCGGAACAAAAATTTTTAAAACCGTTACTGCAGTTAGTGTTACTGCTCAACCAGCAGCTAACATAACAGTTGGTTTTGGAACTGCATGTGGATCTAAAATTGGTGGCGGTGGAGTTTTTGGATCATACAGAGTTACATCTGGTGGAACAGGTGGAACAGTAAGTTTTAGAACGGGTGGAACGGCCGGAACGGTTATATCTACCGAACTTACAGGTGGATCAGCAGGTACAAATGGTGGAATGGTTTCAGCTTATGGAACTGGTGCTAGATTAGTTAATGGAATGTATGTAACCTATACTTTAGATCATGCGGATCAGATAATCGCGTTCTATGCCGGATAGGAGATTAAATGGCCAACACAACATCAGGTGCTTATACATTTGATAAGACTTTTGCTGTAGATGATATTATAGCTGAAGCTTATGAAAGAATCGGATTAGTTGGGTCTGCCGGGCATCAATTATTAAGTGCTAGAAGATCATTAAATATTTTATTTCAAGAGTGGGGAAATAGAGGAATTCATTTCTGGGAAATTGGAAATACTAATATTGATTTAATTGAAGGTACTCAAACTTACAATTTTTTTAGAGATAGTGGAGATGGCACGAGTACCATTACTACTCCTGTAAATGGTATATATGGAATGACCGATATTCTTTCGGCTTCATACAGAACAGACTACAATACAACAGATCAAACAGATTTACCTTTAACCAAAGTTACTAGATCTACTTATGCAGCTTTTTCAAATAAAATGGTCAAAGGAACACCAAGTCAATTTTGGGTTCAAAGATTTATAGACAAAACTACAATTACAATTTACCCTACAGCAGGAAGTTCTCAAGCAAGTAATTATATTAACATTTATTATTTAGCAAGAGTTCAAGATGCAGGAGCTTATACAAATGCAACTGATGCTCCATATAGATTTATTCCATGTATGGTAGCAGGATTAGCATTTTACTTATCACAAAAATTTGCACCACAAAGAACTCAAGAAATGAAATTATTATACGAAGATGAATTACAAAGAGCTTTACAGGAGGATGGATCAGCGGCGAGTACGTATATTACACCGAAAACTTATTATCCAAATATATAATGACTATTATAACTAAAGGAATGGGAGTTATTAGAAAAGCGCTTTTTAAAAAATCTAAAAAGTTTCCAGGCAAAGGTGCTGATGCACAATTAAACAAAAAAGTAAAGTGGAGAGTAAGACCAAAAGGTCTTCCTAAAACTATAGTTAAACAACCAGGAGAATTTGCTAAAGGTGTTAAAGTGACAGGAGCACCAGTAACTTATAAAGTTAGAACAAATAAAAAAGTTAAAGGAATTAAAGGAAAAATTGGTGCAAGTGATATTGACGTTCATGCAAGAATAGGACGTACTCAAAGATATAGAAATATAAAAGCAACTCAATTAAGAGAAGCACGTAAAGGTAAAAAATAATGGGACAATTTTCAAAAGGTAGAAACGCATTAATGATTTCAGATCGTTCTGGAGCTGCATTTCCGTATAGAGAAATGGTTCAAGAATGGAATGGTTTATGGGTACATACTTCTGAGTATGAACCTAAACAACCACAAATTAGTCCAAGACCCGTGGGCGCTGATCCACAAGCTTTGCAACATGCAAAACCTGCAAGAACAGAATTTGGTGTAGCAGATGTGTTAGGGTTTAATCCATTAGTAACTTATCAAATTGGTTCTCCAATTGTAAATGTTAATTTACCTGGACATGGATATACGACTGGAGATGTAAAAAGATTTAGAGGACCTTTAGGAGCGGCTGGAGTATTTGGCAATCCCGAAGGAGTTGGTGGCATTACAGGAGCAACGATTGCAAAAGCTGCAGGATATACTATAACAGTAGGTAAATATGTAGATGGTGCAACTGATACAACTGGACCCAATAATACAGGACAGTTTGGTAGAAACTGGTTTTATTTTAGTGCCGATACAAACGCAACAAGTGTAGAAACAGGAGGAGGGTACCCGATCTCAGTAGGACCGGTTACTTTACAATCATAATGGCAGGATATTCTCATTCAAATTTAACCGACGATATTAGAAATTATACTGAAGTAGACAGCACGGTTTTTACTCAAGCAGTTATAAACAGATTTATTGAAAATGCAGAATATAGAATTGCATATGATCTTCCTATGGATTCAGATAGAGTTAGATCAGATGCTCAATTAGCTACAGATTTTAATAGTATAAATGTTCCCGCTGGCTGTTTATTTGTTAGAGCCGTTCAAGTATTTGACTCTACATCTGCTAGAACAGGTCAAGGACAGTTTTTATTAAAAAGAGATCAAACTTTTATACAAGAATATGTTGGGGAACTAACAGGTCCTGAAGGAGGTCAGACAGGTCAAGATACTACAGGATTACCTAAATATTATGCTATGTTTGGAGGAGCCACTGGTACAACTTCAACTACTTCAGGTGCTCTTTATTTAGCACCTACTCCTGATCAAAATTATTTATACACTATTTTCTGGAATAAGATTCCACCAAGTTTAGAAACAGATACTTCTGGCACATATGTTAGCAAATATTTCCCTCAAGGGCTCTTATATGCATGTTTGGTAGAGGCATATTCTTTCTTAAAAGGCCCTGCAGACATGTTGACTTTATATGAACAAAAGTATAAACAGGAACTATCGAAATTTGCAAGTATGCAAATTGGGAGACGAAGACGAGACGATTATACAGATGGTACTGTACGTATACCGATCGAGTCACCGCCTCAGTAATAGGAGATAAATTATGGCAATAACATCGGCAATTTGTAATAGTTTTAAACAAGAAATTTTAGTAGAAGGTCACAATTTTACTAATGGTACAGACGCATTTAAATTAGCTTTATACACAAGTTCAGCAACTTTATCCCTTC